TAAGATATTCAAGGCCGGCTGGATACCTTGGGCTGATGAAGCCTTAGAACCAGTACGAGAGGAGTTACCAACTCCTCGTTGACCGCTGGAACTTAAAGTTAATTAAGCTACAGAGGCTCTCTTGAGTGGCCGGGACATTGACGATTTGTCGATCCGGTCTCACGGGAAGAGACTTTAAAAGCTTTCTTGACACACGCAAGTAGCTAGGTACGATCTATACGTTATCATAATCCCCATAGGGGTGTCTGATGGTGTATAGGAGACCTAACTTGCGGGCACGAAGGTGGTTTCTAACCTGCTCCCCAATTAATGGGATACAGCAGAGGAAGAAATTCTTCGCGAAAGTTGCGACACAAGGATTAACCCCGAAAGGTTAATTTGTTATCGGATATGAGGCTCATCTCACTGGCTTTAAAAGGCACCTGTATGCAAATACAGGTTCTCAATTAATGAGACAGTAAGATTAGACTCCCTTTAATGAGTTTTCAAATATAGGGTTAATCACCTCTGTGATCAGCCGCTATTCTGAAGTCTGTTTAATTATCTCGTGAGAGATAAAGAGGTATCTAAGTCCGCCCTGTTGAGGGGTTTAAGGCAGTGTGGTTAAGTAACTTATAACCAGTTTGCTGTTTGGAAGGTAGTTAGCCTTCCCGGACATTTACCGACAACTCAGAAAAAGGAATAGCAACCTTTATCTTCTAGCTGCAGTAAGAATGAGAATGACTGGAAACCATTCAGGTTCTACTGTGGTGATTAATAAATTGACTGAAATGTCGACTATCGAAAGATAGGAACCTAAGCCAAGTTTATTGAATCAGGTATATTATGGGGAGTTACGCGTCTACGCCGAAAGGTTCTGAGTCATAATGCTCAGGGACTTGTTTATGTTAAAATAGACAAGTTCGGACGTCAACGGGAAAAACTAAGTCTCAACTATCAATCTTCGAAAGAATGACAGAGGGATAACCAGCATACAATTGTATTTGGCATCTCTGGATTGAGAAAGAGCATTCCATCCCGGGAATCGATGACCCTAAAGCACTTATGATAATAAGTTACATTAGTGCCATGGCGATGAACATAATATACCTCCTAAGGAATAGTTGCATTGCAATTATTCTAAGGACAGTAAATAGCCGAACGGTCTACACAAATAGCACCATGATTTTCATCACAATTTTCTTTGTGGCCATTCTTACTCTTATCCAATACTTTGGACTACAAGGGTATCTTATTTTGTTACTTCAACTTCCTGTTGAGTATCATTTAGGATTCCTTGTACTGCTCATAGTAGTAAGAGCGGGGATAGCCTTATATAAAGTTCTACCCGCACTTAAGGGATTTTGCAGATCTCTTAGTCGGATCTCTTCGAAAATCGATGTTCTTTCTAACAAGTTAGATAAAACTAACGGTAGGTCATTCAATGGCCTACAGAAGAGAGAGTACTCGACTAGTACAAGAGTTAATAATAAATTAACTTCCAACTCCCCTTCAAAAAGAAGAGGAGGTGAACTGAAAACCATCGCACGGGAAAATTTAACTGTAAAAAGTAAATTTTCTCAGCTACTAAGTAGTAGAAGAATAAAGGGGCTTTTCGCCTCTATCGTCGAGAACGGATCCTTGGTTAGCCTTGCTACTGTGTGGCAAAGGGCCGACAGTAAAGTAAGAAAAGAAGATGTGAATAAATTCATATCTAATTACCTCTCAGAGGGAATTCGAGCAAAAGCTCAAAGAAACTCTGATGGGACTTACAATATTGTAACCCAAAAACACGGAACAGTAGCAGACCTTATTACGGCATTTGGCTGGAGAATAATTTCCCTAGCTTTTCCGAATAAGGTAAAATTTTCCGGACGGCTCCGACTGTTAGCGATGTTCTCCAATTATATTTGGAGAATGTACACCACGAACGGGTCAGTGCAAGTCGTGAAATTTCTTAAGGCTGGGCAACTTGCCATTCAGAAATCGATTGGTAAAGATCGAATCACAAGTCTTAGACAACTTGATAAGGACCTAGTTAGATCACGTCTAACGAGTCAGGGTCTCCCTACTATTATACCTTCTAGAGATAGAAGATTGATAGCGGGAGGATCAGCATCGGTAATCCGATTCTGGTTAACCCTGTTCTCGATATATAGAGTGATATCTATACCGGGAACTTTAAAGTTATCTACGATTGTGAGTCCTCTTGATGTTAATATTAACTCGTATAAAGAAGTAGTTGCAACGTTTGAAGATTTTTTAAGATCAACAAAAATTGCTACTATGTTCAATACGGGCATATTGTATCAAGAGGCTGATATACTCCTTTTCGAAGCCGCTTCTGCAACGCAGAAAGTAGCTTGGTCAGGTTTATTCAGAGATCCTTCACTTCTCGTATCTGTTGGCGCCGCCGTATATCTAAGAAAGATCCTAGGCTTGTTAAATCAATCTAGATTGCTAGACCTCTTTAATGCTTTAGCTGAGATAGGGATTTCAAAGGGCATAGATTACTCTCGCCCTCATCTGAATGGTCTTCCGACTGATTCAGATAGTCCTTACTCCCATTCCATTATTGCTAACCCTGAAGGTCAGTATATTGGAAAACTATCAATTAAAGAGGAAGCAGCAGGTAAATTGCGAGTATTCGCTATGACGGATATTTGGACACAAATTTGTCTAAAACCCATCGAGCAAATGCTTGCACATTTCCTTAAAAACCTCCCTAATGATGGGGTTTATGATCAACACTCTTCAGAAATGAGAGCTCGATCTAAATCCATCATCTATGGATGTTCTTACGGTTATGACCTGTCTGCTGCAACGGATAGATTGCCACTGGAACTTCAAGAAATGGTTCTCAACCAAATACTCCCTAACTTGGGGACATTTTGGGGACCATTCCTTACTCGAAGGGACTATTACCTTTATTTACCTAACGATTTCTCTAAAGAGATCGGGGCTCATAAGGGTTCTATTGCTGCCAGAGCTCCGAAAGGAGGAAAGGCACCTAATAGTGTAGATATAGGGGGTATAAATCACCCTATATACTATAATAGTAATGGGGAACCATGGGTTCGACTACAGTATTCTGTAGGTCAACCAATGGGTGCCCTTTCAAGTTTTGCAATGCTGGCGGTTACTCACCACCTTATCGCACAACTTGCCTACCGAGTAGCGTACAAAGTTCCAGACTCAACACCGTGGACAAAAGACACTTGGTATACAGGATACGAGTGTACCGGAGATGATATTATCTTCTTCGATAAACTCGTAGCTGAAGAGTACCTGTCACTAATGACTGACTTTGGAGTACCAATAAATACTACAAAATCGGTTATTGCGACAGTTCCTTGTACCGAGTACTTAAAGGTAACTTCTCTACATGGCGAGAATGTTGGAGCTATAAGCTGGAAAATGCTTATGAGCGGTAATAGCTTGATGGGAAGAGCAAATATACTCTTCTTTATGTTATCAAAAGGGATTATACGTAAAAATATAATGCCTTGGATCGAAAGATCCGCTAGACCGTCATTTCACAAACCAGGCTTATTGTCTCCCACATTGATCGCAATGTGGACCATGTTAGCTAATAGAGGCCTTATCACTGTTGATGAGGCTCTTAAAGCTTTAATAGATGGTAAAACTCCTGTTTTCAGATTAGCACAAGCAATTCTTATGAATGCTAATGTTAAAATGATTTCACAGTTGCTTCCGTCTATTATTAGAGATGGAATTGTTAGACATATTCCAAATCATAACGTGGAGTACCTTTGGTCTTTTGAAAAACCATGGTTTGAGCACGCAATGTACTCGCCTCTAGCTGTCTTTATTGCTAAGACAGACCTAGGAACAGACTCTACCGAACTTTCAAGAGAAATGTTTAAAGTTTTATCAGCTTCAATTGGATTAGTATCCGAATCTGAAGATTTTGATATAGACTCTTTCATTTCAAATGAATTGTCCGGGGACGATGTTCTCGACTTTGGTTCTCTAGATATGAATAATCCATCTCCCTCTTTAGGGTTAGACGATTTTCAGATCCTAAAGAACGACATTCGCGTCCTGTTCTGGAGCCTGCGAACCTATATGGTTCAGAAGTTAAGTATCAGTTATGATAGAATAATCAATTCTAATCCTAACTGGGGTACTTCAACAAGTTCTGAATTAGCTAAAGCTAATGAAGAGCTTAGTCGATACAACGAGCTGAAAGAGCTTGTGATCAGATATGAACAAAAAGTTGATCCTGATTACAATGCTCCACCGGCAAGATTGATACGACCAAGTGAGCTTCGATTAGTTCAGCTACTCAGACGTTTAGGTAACCGACCTCTATTCACTACTTCGTTAAATCGAGCAGAGAGAGGTCAACAACTTCTTAACAGTTTCAGAGCTAACCGAAAAATTGGCTAGGATCCAAAACTCCTCAGATAGGGGTGGATAACCCTTTGTTCTTCGCTTAGTAAGTTTACCTAAGCTAGCCCTGCCGTACATAAGCAGAGAGGGCGATAGTATCCATGATGACATAAGTCACCATCACGGTATATTATCCAACTCCTTGTTTAGAGGATTGGGGGGAGTACCGAATCTCCCGGGGGTAGTTTAGCGATTGTAGCTAAACGATGGAACTCTGTTCCACTTCCTTGAACCGGT